GCACCTCCCATTGTAATATCTTGGTTTACTTCATCGTCCGAATTATCACTTTCGTCATCCTCATCTGAATCATTACCCTCATCATCATCGAAAAAAATTCCATCGTCATCTGAATCAGAATCGTCAGCGTCAGCGTCCGCATCCTCACGTAATAAAATATCATCTTGAGAAATTGGACTAATTGACTTGGTTGACGGTCGGATTACATTTTCGATTGTTAGTTCAGATACATTGCTATTTTTCCCCGAACATAATTGTTTGACATTTGTATTAGAAACACCTTCAATTCCAATCTTCTGTGAAACTCGTAAAAAACTATCGAAATACAGTTTGAGTAATTCAATATAGGGCACATTCGTAATATGAGAGACTTCGATATGTAAGACATTACCATTTTTGATTTTTCCAATATCTACTGTAAACCCTGGATTTTCAACAATATCAATATTTTTATTCACATATTGACCGTTTATTCTTGTAAACTGATTAAAGTATCCTGCGAGTTCAAGTAATGCCTGTTGTTCGGTTAAATTATAATTAGTTATTAATGCTTTAATAACATCCCCTTCACTGTTTGTTCGTTTAAATATATCGGTAATCATAATATGAATGGCGTTCATTTGGTTGTAACTATTTACGCGTTTAAAATTCATCACTAATTTATTTTTATCGACCGATTGAATTTCAAACATACTAGTTAAACAAGGAGAAACGTCCTTAAAGTTGATATCATTTTTCAGAGGAGACCATACCTTATAGATGATATTCTGAATCTCTACACTCGAATGGGTTAACCCATTAAACGATTGTAATTTATATCCTAGATGATGAAGGTTTTCATTTAACGATTCAATGGTTGTATTGATAATGTTGCTTAATAACAATTCTAATGTACCAATGTTAGGTAACGAGAACTTGGCAATGCTCCTCGGAATTTCTAACTCTTTTAATGTTAAATCGCACAAAATATCAATATTACCATTCTGATTAATACTTATAATAATATCAAATATTTGGTCTTGAATACTTTCCTGTATAATAAGTGAAATTTGATTTATTTTTCCAATCGTTTTGGAATATTTCATAATATGCTCTTTTGAAAGAAATGGGATTTGTTGACCGGTTTTAGTAACCTGTTTGGAATATGCCCTATATATTTTTTAAAATCTTACTCCCGGATTATATTTAATGAATTGAATGGTTGGGGTAGCATGTAGTGTTTTAAATATAACATCTAGTGGCAACTTTACACTTGATGCCGGATGGATTGTAAATTCAATCAATTGAATGCCGTTTTGTGAGTATTCAATATCTTCTCGTTTTCCATTATTATATATTTGATAAATAGTGCGTAAATTCTCCTCGGTTTTCAAAAATGATTTGTCGAATAATTTTTCATTTTCAACGAGTAAGTTTTGTTTTTTAGTAACCAAGTCATTCCCAGTCGAAACGCCTTCTTTTTCAAGAAGAGGAAAATACAATCCAATAACATATTCATCACTTAATCCTATCGTTTGTGAATATTTTAAAACGTCGGCTGCAGTGGTTACATATAGAGTGTTATTGATTAAATTACCATATGATAATAGTACATTGTTCTCGAATGATATTAATGGATTGTCGTTGGTATGGTGAAATGGGTTATTTTCGGCATTGATAATATTATACGGATTTGCTTGGAATAGCAACTCGGGTTTATTATTTGTAAACCGAGGACCAATCGGAATCCATTGCTCTTGTTTACCTTCAACTGATGGTATGTATTTTACTAAATCTTGATATGAATATGACTCTTGTATAGGTATGTTATTAATAAGGTTGACATCGCGTATACCTAAATTTTGTAATAATTGTCCGAGAATAACAGAATCCATAGATATTTGATTGTCATGAGTGAGTACATTATAAATATGGAATAATGATAAATCGCTACGTACCTTTGAAAAAAGGTATAATTCGGGATAAGATACAATATTTGTACCGATTTCCGAAACAATTTTCTTTTTTATAGACCGAATTGTATCATCTTTATAGATTTGATGTGAAGAAAATACAACATCTACATTATTCAGTTCTATATCTGCGATTTCATCTTCACTAAACATTTCAGACAATTGATACGGATCATTATTACCGGAAAACAGTATGATTTTATTTTCAGACTTACTTGAATCTAAATAATGTATTTTAAATAATTGGTCTAATGGAAGTTTCATGTTGCTTGTAGGTGACCCGCCCGTGGTTTTCATTTATATACTAGAGGGGTATAATTTATGATATGGTTTGACGTTGAATCAAATCATATCTGTCTCAATGATTACATAGTAAAGTATTATGTATTGTTACCTAAAATGAACTGTTTGGGCGATTGTTATGCTTCATAAGTTCGTCATTTGACATTTCGCGACTTGCCATACCACCACGAACCCATCCATCAAGTGCTGCTTCTTCCACTGTATGAGATGCGTCATTTACACGTTCCTCCATTTTTGCGTCGGTTGGATATAGTTGATATTGTGAAAATGATTTGTCCATGATAGTAGATACACTTTTTTTACCAGCAACTACTTCTCCGTGTTGAAGTTGCGATTCCATTGCTGGGTCACAACTTCCGCGTCCTAAATAAGGTACAGTTGCGAATGGACGTTGAAACAATTGTAATTTTTCTAGGGGTTGTGTTTGTTCGGCTTTATAAAAAAGGTTTGATTCATTATCAACTGAACTTCCACTAACTCCATTTCCATGAGAAATACCACTAAACATCATAGTTGGTTGTTCTACAGCAAATTTTACGTGGTCTGTTGAAGAATTTTCACTAAAATAATTTGCTAAATTGTGATTAGCAAATCTTGTATTCTGAATGCTATTTTGGGTATTGTCGGCGTTATCTGAACCAATACGGTCAGTCTTGTTGAAATAATAAGGACTAACGGATGACATCTATTTATATTATAGATAGAGAATGAATTTCTATATAACCGGAATATATGGAAATTAGAGATGAATTAATAATTGGTATGTCTTGACATATTTCGCGCACATGCAAAGTTATTGCCTTCTTTACATGAAGTCATACTTCCGTAACAAAATTCACTAAATGCCTGTTGATCGTTAGCTATAGTCGTACTTGGGTTTGAATTAAATGGACGTAACGATTGTTCGAATGTATATTGATCTCCTAAATCTTTGAATAGTTTATCCGCAATATCAGGTTGGTCGGGGTTTGCTTCTATAACGAATTCTTTCGCATTATTTAATATTGTGTTGCCCACTTCTTTGTTAAAGGATGCGGGAGCAGGTTTTTTGTTTGGATTATAATCGTAATCGCTCATTAATACATTGCCAAAAGGATTACTGGGTTCGGGTTGAGAGAACAAATCTGTTGGGATTTCTTCACCTGATTGTGTTAAATAATCCATGGCTGGATTTCCAAAACCTTCTTTGATTTCTTGTACGACCTTCTTCGACACAATCTTTTTTTTCTCTTTTTCGTGGTAATAATGTAAAATGTAAATGGAACCGATAGTAATTACACCAATAATTAAATGACGAATGCTTTTGAAAATAAACAGATTAATTAACGACAGTAGAATAACCGTACGTGTTACCGAGTTCAGTTTTTGTTCGTATGTCATATTTTCAGTTGGAAAAAATTCGGTTAAAAACTTTGGCGAAAATAGAACATTTGGGTCCTTTCCCCAAAACATAATAGATGGCGAATCAGGGGTTTCATTATCTACAATGTCATCTTTTATTTCTGTAGGAGTTAAAATATCACTCATTACTTATCTTAATCTATATATAAATTCACATATATTTCCGCCTTGCAACATGATATATTCAAAATCACTAAATATATCCTATTCATTCGAGTTTCTTTTTGATACACGTATCGTCAATTTGGAACGTTTCTTCCTTTTTATGGTTAGGTACAATTTTTAAAATACACTTTGATTTCTCACCATAAAGTGGTTCAGTGCACCCATTTTCTGATTTTTTTCTAGTTTTAGTCGTACATATCTTTGTCACTGGAATAGTACATCTCGCACGAAAGTGCTCGTAACGTTCCCTTACTTCGTCATACGATAGTCCAGAACGTTTTCCCAACATAGAATTGATTAATTCATGTAGATCATATACATACTTTGAAAATGTTTCTCTTGACTCCATGTGTTTCATTAATAATGGTAATTTTTTAAAGTTATCTACCAAATTTGCCCTACATTTACCACAAGGCAATATATGTTTTAAATTCAATATGTATTTTCGATAATGTTCTTTGTCTGATTTAGACGGTGAGATTGGATAATTGAAACTTATTGTATGGAGTGAGTGCCATAGACTAGGTCCCCAAACACTGGTTAACATACCATCACCGCTATTATAATCATTTAGAGAATACACATTTTTATTTTTAATTGTTTTATTCTTTCCCATTTACTTATAGAACGCAGATAAAAGATTATTCACTAAATAATTGTATTCCTATTTACTTATTCGTTTTACAAAGACAAAAAATATAAACGATATATATATATATATATTATGCCTGGTCTAACTGAAGTTGTTGGTAAAATACTCGGTCCTTACTATAAATATATTATAGGGACTATCGCACTCATTATATTCGGATATGCGGCTAACTATGGATATAGAGTATATTACTTAAACAAAAAAGCGAATAAATTCGCAAATGTACCTAACGCAAATCGACGTTTTAAAGAAGTAAGTATTATGTTCTTTCATGTAGATTGGTGTCCCCACTGTAAAAGCGCACTACCCGACTGGAATAATTTTAAGAAACAATATAACAACAAAGAAATGAATGGATATGTCATTAAATGTAGCGATATTGATTGTACCAAAGAAACTAGTGAAGTACAATCTATGATGAGTAAATACAATATTGAGTCCTATCCTACAGTGAAAATGTTGAAGGACAATAAAACGATTGAATTCGAATCTAAAATTACATTGTTTTCGCTTGAAAGTTTCGTCGAGTCGATGGTTAACTAATTTGAAAAATATATAACACTATGTCGTATCAGTTGATGTGAATGTTGCCGTAATTACATCAACTCCCTCTTGTATTAATTGTATTCGATTATCAATCTCGGTTGTTGTAGAAATGACATCATAAATAGACATACGAATAGACTTTATTCTAAATTCGTTTTTAATACGATGTTCTCTTACTGAAAGAAAAGCACTAATTAATTTCTTCATTATTAGTAGTCCATAATCTAGAAGAGAACATGATTCATTAAATACATCTTCATCGTG